TCAAGGGAATTGCAAGGAGCAGTTTTAAAACATGCTCAGGTTTATTAGTAGCCCCCTACTAAATATCTATTCTATCAACACTGGATGATAGATATTCAACACCGTCAGGATAAGATACAGAATCAAAATCAATATCATGAATTAAATTCATTGCTGATTCTTCATCACGTGCATTGACTGTAACTGAATATTGAACTGTAACTTCTAATTCAAATTCTTTTGTTAACTCAAAACCGCAAATATCTGCAATCTCTTGTGCAGTGTCTTCTGAAATAACTAAATCGTTAAGTTGCTCCAAGGTCCACTCATGCATTTCATTACGCATGCGATTACGCTCTGCAGCCTCACCATATGAGCGCTGAGTTACTGTTGAGATGTGTGATTCAAGATTAGCAATACGCTCATCTTTCTTTTGAATTTCTGACTTAAGAAAATCTTCTGTTGTTGTGTATTCTGTTAGTGTTGCGTTAAATGGAGTTTCCATTAGGGCTACCTTCTTTCTGTTTGTTTTAATTGTACTGTGTACCGCTGACAAATTGTTGAGCAGTTTAAGCAGACTTACTCAGGTCTGAGTTACTATCTAACTGGCTTGTTAGAGATAGCGTGCAACCGCTTGATAAGTAGAAGTAGAAACTACTTCCTCATCTGTCATCTTGAGGATACGAATTGCATTAAGCATTTCCTCTTTTTGCTCATTGTATGTGTGAGCGTGCATAACTGTAAAGTCACGCTGTGGCTCTTTAGGCAAGTCCTTCTCTGCAACTGTTAGGTCATAGTCAATGTTGAGCGTATTGTTCCATGAGCGATAGTTTGTGCGGAAGTTTTCTGCCTTCTTGATGTTAGCAATAGCATAGTCAGAAATCTCTTTCTGCCAAGCCTTACGAGCCTTCTCGTACTTTGCTTCGTTTGCTTCTTGTGATGAGTAATCTGACTCTAGTTTTGCTAGTGCAGTTTCTAGTGCCTTGATTACCTTTGGTGTTGCTATCTTTACTGAGATTGCTTTTCCTCTTGCCATGTGTTTATTTTCCTGTTCTTTGGTGGTTGGTTTATAGGGGGTGGTTTGGGCAGTTTTAATTGTTACCCAGCAATAAGTAATTAACTAATTACGATTGTGCTTTCCATGTAGTCCAGCGTGTGTTGCCATTTACATCTAACTTAACACGAACTGTGTCCTTAGAAGTAGGGGCGATTTCCAAGATAGTGCCTGTTACCTTTGACTTCTGTGAAGTGTAGAGGTCGCCTACCTTGTATGTGTTTGTTGCTACTGTCATGTTTTTTCTCCTTGTTAGTTTGTTGTATGTATTAAGTATAACATTTCCTACTGACATTTTTCAACTCCATTTCTTGTATTTCTCACATTTTGAGACGCTTACTGGTGTGATTTATGTCACATTATTGGCTGATTAGAAAGACTAACAACCCTATTAGAAATAGGACAATTAGACTAGTCATGATTATCCCCTCATTTCTTTGTTGATGAGAATACTATGTCTGCTTTAGAGTATACACACAATGAGCAAGAAACGCAAGCGGAACCTTGTTGAGAGATAAGGGGAATAGCCTTTTTATTCTCAGGGCACTTTGCTCCTACCTTGCCAATCATCTCTTTCATGTCTGCCTGTCCTACTAAGAAATTCTTAGCAAGGTATGCAAGCTTTATGCCATGATCTTTTTTCAGGGTAACGCCAATAGACTTATTCTCACTATCTGTAGAATAGTATAAAGATAGATTAGCAATGTCTTTAAGCATTACCGCTGCAGACTTAACACGTGTGTATACCCAGAATTGAATTTCAGGATGATTAAGAATAACGTGCTTCCATGCGAATGTATAAGTATCGTTAAAGAAATCTCCGTCCCAGTGAATGCGGAATAGTTTAGGTGCGTTTCGCTTATCGCAATCAACAATAAACTCAGAAATCATATCTTCAAGCAATGCTTCAATGGTGTCATGGTCTGCGTCTTTGACTAACTCCCAATTGTGCAATAAGTTTTTCTTTACTGTAGGGAAGACCTTTTCCAATTTGCCTGCATAGCAAACACTTTCACAGACAGACGTTGCACCAGGACATGAATAGTTTTTTCCTGCAGGTAATCCAAACGTGTTGGCAATACTTGCTTGTTTTCCATTAGGTGTGACGGCATTTGCTACTTTCCTATCTTTGCTTCTGAGTAATTTTGACATGGTGGCTACTCGCTTTCTTTCTTTAATTTTAGCATGAGGGACTGACATTTTTTTCTATCATACTTTTTCTTATTAGGTACCGCTGAAGCAGCATTAGAACGACGCAACTCCATAAGGCGTCGTAACTCTTCAGGGTTTTTCTTCATAACTTAATCTTAGCAGAAATAGGAGAAAAATACAACTCTACGTAAATGTGATCAAGCTCACAGGGCCCTCGGGCCGTTTTTCAATCTAAATAAACATACCAATCAACTTCTTCATCAAATGCAAACTGAACAATTTCTGTTTCACCAAAATCATTTCTAATTTCAATGTCATAGTTGTCACCAGTGGAATCACTTTCAATAAATGTTACTTCAACAATTTCATTGTCATAGCTAATTAGATCGCCAATCTCCAATGCGCTGACTTGTAGTGAGTCTGCTTTAATTAATTCCATAACCTCAATTGTATCAGTCATTTATTCTAGCCCCAATCCTAATTCAAATCCTAAGTCTTCATTATAGTCTTCAACGTTTTCTGGCAACCATGCATGCAAGTGGTGTTGCTCAATGATAGCCCACACTGGCGCACTAGTTTCACCCTTATAAGAAATACCATCAGGCATTTCAATTGTTTCGTCCCACATTTCTTGGTGAGCAAAATCAATTGCTGCAATACATACTGGAACCATGCTTAGCGGTACTGGTGGATAGTGATTACCTTGCAAGTGATAACCAATAGCCTGTTCAAGGCTTATGTCAATGTTTTCTGCTAAGTCTGTTGCTGTGTTGTATCCCATTATTTAAATACGACCTTTCTTCCTTCACGATAAAATAACTTTGTGTGCATCTTTCCACTTGGCTCAGATAAATTAACTGTTGCATACTCATCAGCAAATCCCCAATCCTCAAAACTGTTAAAAGTATTAACTGCTGATAGTGCATCTGCATAGCGACCTGTCCAATGTACTGGCTTGCTATCATAGGCTACTGTTACTGAGTATAGGTATTCCATTATGCGTTCTCCTTATAAAATTCGTTCATTACACTTTCAGCATACCATTCAGAGTATTCATTTTCAAGTTTGACACCCTCTGCACAAGTGCAAAATTCTGTATCAAAATCCTCACCATTAGCCCAACCAATAGAGCCTGAGTCATAGCACTCAAAACAAGTACCCATGCTATCAAATAAGTTTCCCATTATTTATTCTCCTATTTCTATTGCTACTGTTGCCCAAAAATCATTTATGCCACGAGTTGGGCTTACTCGTATTGCATAGGCTTGTAGGTTTTCACCATACCAAATACCTTCACGCTTTTCTGCGTAGTTAATTATTCCCTCATCATGGCGATTACGAGAATGATAGTGTCGTCCTACTAGTAGGTGTTCTATTGAGTATTGTCTTGCTGACATAGTGTCACTTCCTTTTCTTTAATTACTTTATTACTCTGTAATCCTATCATTGCTGGCTGACAAAAATCTAATTACTTACTAGTAGTCTTAAATAATGAGACGCTCAACAAATGTGAGAAAAAACACATTGTACGTAAGGTTATCCACAACCTGTGGAAAACGCCCCGAGCTTTTTTATTTAAAAAGATCAAGCAGTTTTAAAACTTGCTTAGGTTTTTTTTATTTTATTTTAGTGTTGCAAGAAATTCTTGACTATCAACACACGCATCATAGAATTTGCTTTCATCAAATCTTGGATTATCAGAAGCAAACCACTCACTAAATTCAAAAATTAAATCATCAAAATCATGAGCGTCAATTCTATCACTAAACTTATTTAGAATTTTTGCAGTTTCCACATAGTCTTTGCGTGTCATCATTATTCTGCCACCTTAAGAATTGCATAAGAACCACCTGCGTTAATTTCATCAAGAATAGGTACTAACTTTGGAGCAATTAAATCTTTGAGCATTGACTCAAGCATTTGAATGCGTAGTGTTTCAGGTAGTGCACTCATTGTTGCAGTGACAGGGTGGCCCTCTGCAAACTCTGTGACAAACTTTAAGTTGTGTTCAATTTTCATTTATAGACCACGCTTTCCTCTTAGAGTACCTGAGACACCCAATGCGTCACATGATAGTTTTACAGATACGCCAACAGGTAATTGTGTTGGGTATTGTGAAATAAATTGAGCAACAGCACCCTTTGAGGCAAAGTTGATTTTTTTAGTAGAACCTGAAAAGGTTTCTAGTGTTACAGTGTAAGTCATTTATTGACTTCCTTTCGTTAAGTTGATAAGACTATCCTATCATGGGGGGCTGACAAATTAAGGCATTTATTTGCTAGGCTCAGTGTGATACTGGTCACATTTATTTGCTAGGCTCACTGCCTGATTAGTCATTATTTAATTGTTATAGTAGCAATACTACCAGATAAAGTCCAAAAAGTCAAGACGACACGCCGTAACTTAAAGGTGATTTACATCACAAACGGCCCGAGCAAAAAATCGCAGCTTTTTATTTCTGCAATCTTTTTTATTTATTAAAGTGAATAAAGAAAACCAAACACAATCATTGCAATACAGACAACTAGCATTTATTTATTCTCACAATTCTCATGTCTTGTTTTAGGTGCAAGGACTACTTGTCCGCACACACATTCATTCATTAACCCTTTTGGGTAATTATGAATAGTAGCAAAAGGTTCAAAAATTCTATTTGTCATTTAGTGACACTCCAATCTGACCACATAGGTAGTCGTTCCATTCCAAAGTCTAACCAGAACCTATCTATGTTCTGCTCACAATCTTGGCAGAATGTGTATTGGAAATCTCCTACTTCTGAGATAGCAGAATAGTAGGGGTTGTGCTCTTTGCACATTGTATTTAGTGTAGTCATTTGAGACCACCTTTCTTGTAAGGGATTTCTGTACCCTTGTTTTTCTTTATACTGTAAGTATAGCAGGGGGGTCTGACAAATTGGATGGTACAAATAGGGCAAAACGGACATTGTGACTTAACACACATGTGACCTACACCACATTAGCCCCGAGCAATGTGAGCGACATCACATGCGACACGCCGTGCTAGGACTTGACTTTTGGCAGGGTATATGATAGGATACTCCTATAACAATTAAATAGTAGCCTAATTCATGTGGTACAAATCACATAGACACAAGGCTAAATAGGGTTGAAAATGTCAGTCCTATAGTATAGGATACTACTATACAAACTAAAGAAAGGTAGCCCACACAATGGATACACTAAACAGAGTAAGAGCAGAACAGCAAGAGCGCAACGCTATTGCACATGAAAAGGCTATGGCTAAGTCACCATGGATTAGAGAGAGCGTGCAAGCCTATCGCAACGCTACACCACAACAAATCGCAATGGTAGAGGCTATCATTGCTAAGAGAGCAGGTAAGTAAATGACAATCACATACTCAATTTGGCAGGGTAGCAATCTACTATCTGTTGACAACATCGCAACAGATGCAAAAGAGATTGACCATCTCATTGACTCACTCAATGCTAGTGACTTAGGCAAGAAGGTTAAGTTCTCAGCAAATGTTAGAAAGATTCAGGTTAAATAAATGACATCAGCGATGTATGCACACACATGCGAAGACTGTGGAGACACAGGGCTCATCATCTTTGATGAAGGCATGACACGCATTGACCCATGCGCCTGCGTACCCCTATTAACTTAGGGGGCGTGTGGTCGCACTATTTTTTGTGTATTTATTTTTTTTATGTGTGTATCATACATAACTAAGAAATATTCAGATTTTGGCTAAATCAAAATTTTTTCAGATTTGCGTGGTATCATAAATTGTGAAAGTATACATGGATGGACTAGAAAGATCAGGTAATGTTTTTCTGCACTATGCGCTAGCAAAATCTATTTCAAATGAAATTATTTCAACAAGATCACATGACGTAAAAACATTAATTGAATACACCTCAAATGATCCTTTTGTAGTTCCAGTAAGGGATGCAATTCCGTCAATAGCATCTGCCAAAATATACAGAGACAAAATTTTTTCAGAAGGTTTATATGAAAGCTATGATTTTATTAGTACAGAACTAGAAACAATTATAAAAAGATATGATGTCTATATATCTTATTTAATTGAAAATCCTAGATTTTTTATTGCTCCATTTCATGAATTTACAAAAGACCATAATTTAGTAGTTAAAAAACTAGCAAGGATATATCCATCTTTAAAAATTAAAAAAGGGTCAACTGTTAAAGATATAGAACAAACTATTTTAAAAAAAAATACTAGCCCATATCCAGAAGAACTAGGAAACTTTCCTAGGCCAACTCCTAAAAAAGCTGAAATTGAAAAAATACTAATATCTAGCCATTTAAAGGATATAACCCGTATTCAAGATAATATAAATCATCTATACAATAGGTACTATAGTCTATAAAGCATGCTATAATAAATCTATGGAAAATACAACACCTACAAGATGCTGCGATGCATGCACTTGCAAAGATTCACATAGCTCAACTCCACCAGTATCAGAATAATTTTACTAGAGGGAGATAGGCAGTGGGTATATTAGATAACCTAGAGGCATACTTAAATTTTGCCGATAGAAGAATTTATGTAGATGGATTAGAGCGTTCTGGTAACGTATTCTTATCTGGAGCTATATCATATGCATTTAAAACTAATGCAATTTCTCTTAGAGATCATTCAATAGAAATATTTAAAAATCGTGATAAAAATGCAATATTCATAGTCCCATTACGAGATGCATTACCATCTTTGGTTTCTGGCAGGGTATACAAAGATTACGCAATTGCTAATGGATTAAATAGAACAAACAAAGGAATCTACGACCCTACAGATCTTGTACTAAAGCGATATAAAGAATATACGCAGTACTTGCTTGCTAATGAAGATTTATTCATAGCCCCATTTGATGCTTTCATAGAAGACCATAACGCTGTAATTGCTGTAATTGGAAAAACTTATAACATAGAGGTTTTAGGCCACCCCACAAGTGAAGAAATTATTAAAATGATTAAGGTTATTGAACATCCAGAAATTGATAATATATACATGAGCAATTTTCCAAGACAAGCTGCTCCAACAAAAGAAAAAATTAAAGAAGAATTAATTTTTGAGCATAAAGAAAAAATTGACGCTATTCAGGCAGACATAGATCAATTATATAAGAGATACTATGAGCGAGCAAAGTAAAGAACAAACGTCCCTGAGTGTAAAGATATTCTCAGAGACGGTTTGTAAAGACTGCGAATCTACTGCTATGTCAAATACTGACAATATGGGTAGAGAAAAATTTTGGGAAGAGACTTAAGCGTCTTCCGTACGATCTAATTCCCAATCTTCCATATTTATGCGACTCTTGCCAATTTCAAATGCTTCATCTTGTGTTAAAGCTTTAATTACAAGAACAATTGGTTCTGGATATGCAATAACTTCAGCTTTAGTTCCTTCAATTGCTTCAGCAGTTAGCTTGTAGTAGTAATTATACAATTAGGTTCTTCTCTTTCATTCTAGTATATAGATTACTCATCATAAATGCGAGTGATCCTTGGCTTTGTTCAATTGACTTCTCAATCTCTTCTGGAGCCATTCCATTATTAGTGCAAATATCACGATTATCTTTGTTAAGACTTTCTAGCATAAATGCAATTACTTCTTGTTCGTTCATATTATATCACCATTTCTGTACGGGACATTTGGCTTGCGCCAAAGTCGTTCTTAATTTCCAATTTGGACGGTATATCAATGATATCACAAGATACAGTAGTCCACAACTGATGAGACATAGTAGGACGTATAGTAGCTGACATCCCAGGTATCTCCATTACATATTTGTAACCTTTTCCATGCTTAGATTCTTTTCTTGACCAATGCTCAAAACCATAATCTAATTTGGATGCTTCAAATACAAATAGGTAATACGTCTTAGTCTCATTTTTTGACGGGATATGAGACCAATCCTGATCTGCTTTGGCTAAACACACATACCAATCAGCATGAGTAGATGAAACACTCTCTACCATCTTTTCTAATGTCTCGTGTTTGCCAAGCCTAGATCCAGATATAACTAATGTAGCCTTGTCTGGATCATATCTTCCTGACTTGACACTTATACTATGGCCAGTATCTAAAGTCATGTCTATGCTTACGCTATGGCTTCTATCAGGCTTCCAATCATTTGGCATACCGTTTTGGTTTAGCACATCAGATACAAGCTCTTCTAAAAATTCACTTGTACAAGGAAGTCTATAGACAGAATGATGAATTGCTAATTTTTCTAACAAACCACCAATTAAAATATTTTTAATTTGATCACGCATAGAATTCCATTGTATCAGACATGCTTGGATTGTGTCAATCCATATGTGTCTAGGGGATGGTTTGATATCTCTATTTCGGCGACGACTTTAAAGCAATTCATCTACTGGCGAAACTTAAAAACAGTACTTTAATTTTTTGTATCCACCCGCCGAACTTAATCTTAAATAATGATATAATAATCTTATTATGACAATTGAGAGTTGGGCATCGTTAATTGTAGCAATTCTTACAATTGTTTCATCTGTAGCCTTTTCAATTAAATGGCTTGTTAAACATTATCTAAGCGAACTTAAAACTAATGGTGGCTCAAGCGTAAAAGATCAAATTAGTAGATTAGAAAGTGCTTTAGAGGATCAACGAATTGATTCTATTGAATCTAGAAATCGTCAAGAGTCAAAGCTTGATGAAATGTATAAAATTTTAATTAATCATATTTCTAAAACTGACAAGTAACCTAATTTTCCTATTTTCCTTTATATATAATATATCTTTTAAAAACCTTGTTTAGATATAGTTCTTTTCTTTATATATTTTAAGTATAGCATAAAGGTTTTTTTACTAATGTGTATAAAATGGACATTTGGTATATTACTAATTATAACTTTTTGATAACAGTTCCAAATACCCTGGCCTTATAAAATTTTAATGTCTTATATGTCCGTTTTGTATACACTTAAATAAATAATGTTATAATTTAAGTCTGCTAGTATTCAGGTTCTAACCCACCCCACTGCGCCTGAGTACTAGCTTTATTTTATGGTATAATCAATCATATGTGCACCCCAACAACAGAAAAATTAGGAGCCACTCCTGCTCATATTCAATGGACTGTTGTACGTGGAGACTCTTCTACATTAGCAGTTGAATTTTTAGAAGATGATGAAGTTACTAGTTGGGATATTGAAGGTTGGACATTTTTAGCCACAGCCTATGATGTTGCTGGCGATATTCTTGATGAGCTTACAGTTAATGTTTCTGGTCATACCGCAACAATTTTTGCTTCAGCAGATATTACAAAAAACTGGGGAACAAAATATACATCAATAGTAGCAGAATTACCATTTGATCTTCAAGCAACAATTCCAGCAAGCCCAGGAGATACAGAAGATACTATTTGGACTCCAGTACTTGGAACAATTTGTGTACTTGGCGATATTACTCCAGGAGGCTTATAATGCCAGTTATTAAAGTTGCAGTTAAAACAACAAAAATGCCTCCAATTATTAAAATTGGAAAAAAGGTTTTTAAGGTTAAGAAGTAGGAATTAAACCATGGCAAAAAGCATGGACTTTCCAGGTAAAGCAAAAAAATATTCAGATAATCTTAATCAGCCATATGAGCTTGAACAACCAACAGCTTATGTTTCAGTTCCTGGAGCACAAGGCGAACGTGGTGAAAAAGGTTTACAGGGCGATAGAGGACCTGAAGGTCAAGAGGGTAAGCAAGGACCTAAAGGTGATCCTGGAAGGCCTGGAAAAGATGGACGAGATGGCAAAGATGGTCAAAGTATGCTTTCTCCATCAGGACAAAAAATTGGTTGGGCCTTTTATTCAAACCTTAATCAAAAAAACATAACTTTAGGTGCTACTAGAGGAGATGATGGATGGGTATCCCTCAGCGTAGATGGCAAGGGTGAAAATAATGAAGATTTTTTACCAGAAAATAACGTTTCTTTATATAATCCAGAAACTCAAAAAATCAACCTTAAAGGTCTTAAGACAGGCTCTATTGTAACAATTCGTTATGACATAATGTTAACTACTTTTAATAATAATACAGAGGTTTGGTTTAGAACTTTAGTACCATCAACAAATCTTGGACCCGTAACATTTTCTGGAAATTTAAAATACCAGTTTGACTATGACCTATCTCTTGAACATACCCTATTTTTAGAAAATGATAAGATAAAAACTTTAGGTGCTGTTTCTCAAATATTGACAGACAATGATGCCAATATGATTATAAAAGGCTTATACATCAGTGTTTCTTAATACTAAAAAACGTTATAATTTTGTGGTACAATTACTGCTATGAGCCAAAAAAATACTGGTACCACCGACTCCTCAAAAAGATCTGCTCCATTAGCACCAACAAATGTTGTAGCAACAGACCAAGGCTCAGGACGGGCATATCCTAATGGACAGGTATCTGTAGATTTTACAGCTCCAACCTTTGATGGTAAGTTGCCAATTACTTCTTATACAGTTACATCATCAGGCGGACAAACTGGAACAGGATCTTCTTCACCAATTCTTGTTACAGGACTTTCAACATCTGGTACTCCAGCAAACTATACTTTTACAGTTACAGCAACAAATGCAATAGGAACATCACCAGCATCTACAGCAAGTAGTGCAGTTGTTCCAACATCAAAGCCAAATGCTCCAACAATTGGAACATGTACTGGTGGAACATCTGGTATTGTGTCTGTTGTATTTACAGGTAATCAAACTGGAAACTCAGCTTTGGTATCACCATTTTACACAGCTACCTCTTCTTCAGGTCGTACAGCAACAGGATCTGCAAGCCCAATTGCATTTACAGAAATAGCTGCAGGAACTTATACTTATACTGTTACCGCAACAAATGCAAATGGAACATCTGCAGCATCTGGGCAATCTAATCAAGTTGTTTCTACATTTGGTCCATTCTTTCCACCATTCTTTCCGTTCTTCCCATTCTTTCCACCATTTTTCCCTCCATTCTTCCCGTTCTTCCCTCCATTCTTCCCGCCGTTCTTCCCACCTTACTTCCCATTCTTCCCGCCGTTTTTCCCACCGTTCTTCCCTTACTTCCCTTACTTCCCATTCTTTCCACCGTTCTTCCCTTACTTCCCTTACTTCCCATTCTTCCCACCGTTCTTCCCTTACTTCCCTTACTTCCCATTCTTCCCACCGTTCTTCCCAAGCTTTGTAGTTTCAGTGGGTCCATACTTCCCACCATTCTTCCAAAGAGGCGGAATCAGAGCTTACTAAAACTTAATAAATAGCACAAAGGCCAACATAGTTTGGCCTTTTGTGTTTTATAAGGGGTATCACTTATATATTGCAAAATGTTTGCAACAATTCATAAAAGTGTTTACAAAAAAACAAAGGTAGTGTATAATAAATAAAAAGGGGATACAAATGGAAATTTATGATGAAAATGAAAACCCATGGTTTACTAAAGATAGATCAGAGACGGTATCAAATAGAGTTGACAGATCTATACCTGAAACTAATATTGTCATAAAAAATCCAGGACTTGGGTTAAATGTTTATAGAAATGTTTTTTCTTTAGAAGATTCTAATAGATATATAAATATTCTTGAGTCTAACCTATCAACTGGTAGCAAGTATAGATGGTCTGAAGCACAAGTAACAAATTCTACTACACCAATTAAAAAAGCTAGAGATGCTGTAGATTTTAAATACAAACAAGAAAACCTTGGACCAAGGGATGAAACTAATAGCGAACTTATTGATTTACATGAAGAAATTTATCAAAAATTAAAATTGTGCATAGATGATTATGCAAAGTATTGGGGAATTAACGTAATTTATTATGAAGCATTTAATTTTGTAAAATATGAAGGTGAAGGAAAACATTTTAATATTCATGCAGACCATGGGCCCGCATATAACACTACTGTTTCTGCAGTAATTTATATTAATGATGATTATGAAGGCGGAGAAATTAAATTTCCAAGATTAGATGGATATACCTTAACACCAAAGGTTGGAGATATAGCAGTATTTCCATCTAATTATATTTATGAACATGCATCATTGCCAATGAAATCAGGAACAAAATACTGTGTTGTTATTATGACAGATATTAATTTATTGGGACATCAAAATGAACTTAAATAGTAATGTAGCTATTTTTAGATCTTTTAGGTCTTGGTTAAACAAAGATAGTAGTTCAGTGCCATCTCCTACTCAATCAGAAATACCACAATGGTATAAAGATGCAGATAGATTTGCAAAAAATCCAATTGGAGAATATTATAAAGCACCAAAAGAAGTATGTCCATTTCCAAAAGAAGGAACAAAAGATGACTATGGAAAAATACCAACATGGAAAGCTTGTCCAGCAATTATGGATGCATTTTCAACTGGATATGTTTTAAAAACTCCATGTGACCTTACATTTTTTAAAACACCATCTGGATCAATAGATGTTAAGATAGATGATGTAAGACATAAAGATTTTTGTAGTAAAAGATTGGCTATGCCACAATTTGAGCATCCAAAAGGATTTTATAATGATCATTTTGCTTGGTATCCAGATTGGGGACTTGAGTTACCAGAAGGATATAGCGCATTATTTATGACACCAATGAATAGGTTTGATCTTCCATTTATGAATACTACTGGAATTGTTGATAACGATAGCGTTCATCTTTTAGGTACCTTTCCATTTTTTATTGCAGAAGGTTGGGAAGGTACAATACCAGCAGGAACACCTTATGTACAAATATTACCTTTTAAAAGAGAAAACTGGGCTCACGAAATAGAGTTTCAGACTCAAGAAACAATATATGCTAAAATGATAGCTAATGCAAATTTTTATCGTCAACCAGACGGCGGTATTTATAAAAATAAAGTTTGGACTAGAAGAGAATATAAATAGGGGGAATTATGCAAACTTGGACAGAAAAAGTTAATTACGGCAATGGTATTGTATGTTACAAAGGTGTTATTAATAAAGATCTTGATGTTATTAACAGAATTGAGGCAGTTGTTAAACCACGTGGTGCTAATGAACAATTTACATGGCAGCCAGCATATGTTGGATATCAACAGTTAATTCCAGACTATAGAGACTGTGTAGACTTTAAATACAAGAAAACAGATATTGAACAAAATAAAACTCCAGACTCTATAAAATTACAAGAGCTTTGGCAAGACCTGTATGATGTTAAATTTCCAGCAGTTGAAGATTATAGAAAAGATTACAACATCATGGATTTAAAGTATTGGGAAGCATTTAACTTTGTTAAATACGGACCAGGACAACACTTTCAAGAGCACCATGATCACGGATTTTCATATAACTGTACAGTTTCTCTTGTTGCATATCCTAATGATGATTATGAAGGAGGAGAGCTTTATTTTAGATTACAAGATTTAAATATAAAAGCTGATGCAGGAGATTTATTTATATTTCCATCAAACTTTATGTACCCACATCGTGCAATGCCAGTTACCTCTGGAACAAAGTATTCAATTGTAACAATGTTAGATTATAACAAAAAGTTTCATACTCAAGAAATGTATACGGTAGATCCAGAATAATGTTAAATATATCAGTTGAAAGATTTCCAGACTCTAAAATAATAATTTCTCCAATGTCAATTAAAAGAGACTGGATGGATGCAACTCCAGAAAAACACGCATATAGGTGTTTTCCAGTCACTCAAGCCAATATGATTGGATGGAATCTTTCATGTAGTGAAGATATATCTTTTATTTGGAATGGTATAAATGATACAAGTTCAGAAAATGTAAAAATTTTAAAAGGAGACAGTTTTACATACACTGGAAGGGGTCAGTCCACAATAAGTTTTCATACTGGATTAACTTTTAGGTCTGAACAAAATATCAGCATGTTTACTATAAATCCTGTTAACTATTTTAGTGATGATTTTGAAACAATGTCTTCACTGATAAGTACTTCTTGGCTAGATACTGGTTTTCCACTGGCAATTAAAGCAAGAACAGCAAATAAAGAAATTACAATTAAATCAGGAACTCCACTTGCAACAATAGTTCCAATTTCTTTAACTGCAATGGATAACACAGCTATTGAAATATTTGACTATAAAGATCCAGAACGCAAAAGAGAAAAATCTCATCAATCATATGGAGAGGCTGCACAAGTTATTAATCAATCTGGTCAGTGGACTGATTGGTATAGAGATGCTGTTAATGAAAAAGGTGAAACTATTGGAACACATGAAACAAAAGTTTTGCGACTTTCAGTTAAAGACAATACAGATAATAAAGGAAATGGTATAATCTAATTATGGATAATATAAATGCTTCTGTTGTTGTTAGAAAGCCTTCACTTACACCATCTGGTTGGTTTGGTAGTGGAAAAGAAATGATTGTTGAATTAGAAAATTTTATGACTCAACAAGAAATAGATTTTTTAGAAAAAGCTGCAAAGTCTTTAACAATTTGGGATGTAACAGAAAGTCATGTTAATGAAAATGGCACCGTGGTTTATGATTCAGATTATTGGAAAGATAGAGTTGCAACTCAGCCAAGTTTAGATAAAAATGATCCTGCAATATCTCCAATCATAGCTGGATTATTCCAAAGACTGCAGCCAATTGTAGAAGAATTTTATAAAGTAAAGGTTATCCCTACTGGAACAACTATAGTTAAGTGGCTACCAGGACAGTTTCAAAAACCTCATGCAGACAAAGAACTACACGATGGTCCAGATGCAGGAATGCCTAATGATTTTCCAAATTATGATCTTTCAAGCTTGTTTTATTTAAATGAAGATTATGAAGGCGGAGAATTATATTTTCCTAATCAAGGTGTTCAGTTTAAACCAAAAAAAGGTGCTGCATATTTTTTCCCTGGGGATATGAACTACATTCATGGAGTAACAGAAATTAAAAGCGGACTTAGATTTACTTGTCCATTTTTTTGGGAAATTACAGAGCATACTGGAGATAGGAAACCATAAAATGACAAGTCAAAACCTTGAAGCAATAGAGTTATACCCACATATTCTAGTTTATAAAAATATGTTTAAAGATATTTCAAAATCTTATAAAGTATTAGTAGATTCTTTAGTAGAGTCAGAAGATCGTCTTTTTAATCCATGGACACAGTGGTCTATTTTTGGGGAATATCTTAATCCAATTGCTCCTTGTTTTTCTTTAGGTGATAAGTCTGCAGGTTTTAAAAGTGTTCAAACAACAACACAAGTTCAAGAAGATCAAAAAAACTTTGCAATAGAGATGATGGAAAATTTTCATTTAGTTACAGAAGATTATATTAAAAGATATAACATTGACGTAGATACAAGCAAAATATCTATAGATGAACAGGGCAATCAGACACCAACCTGGATATGGACTGGTGGAACAATAGGAAAATACAACATAAGCGATGAAAAAGAAGAGTATGGTATGAGATATCACTCAGATTATCAAAGAGAAAAAAGTTCTGCTCCAGGATATAAATTTGTAATAACATGCACAATATATTTTAATGATGATTATGAGGGTGGAGAAATTGATTTTCATATGGGGGATAAGCTAGTTAAGTATAAGCCAGAAGCAGGAGATCTCTTAGTTTTTCCATCAGGACATCCAGACTATTTAACAGAAAACGGAAAACCATATTTACATGGTGTAATGCCATCATATAATAAAAATAAATTTTTAGCAAGAATGTATTGGCAAAAATATGAAAAAGGTTCAGATGAGTGGTATGCAAAAGAAAAAGAGTTTGGTAAAGAAGTATGGGCTAGTATGCAACCAGATTTAGAAGAAAATTTTAGAAAAAATAATCCGCAAAGAAATTTTATAGAAGGAGGAATAAGAATAAAATGAATTTAAATAATAAAAAAAGAATTACAAAAGATATTGTTGTATATGAAAATTTTATTAGCAAAGATGATTGCCAAAAAATGATTAATGCTTTAGATGCTCAAGCAAAAAATGGTTCAATGACTTGGATGCCTATTTCTTTTTATGAGTCTTATTCTTCTGTATTACCAAAAGACGGAGATCAAGAGGTAATTGATGCTGGACTTGTACCTACTATTTTTTCAGATATTGAAAAAATTATGCCAGAAGCAATTGCTTCCGTACATGAACTTGATCCAACAATAATTTCTCAAATTGGATACCATACACAAAAATGGGAACCTGGAGCATATGCAAGAAAACATTCTGACAACACTGATGAAAAAGGCAACTCTGGAGCATTTACAAGAAGTAGGTATGCAGGATTTTTATACCTTAATGATGATTTTGAAGGTGGTTTGCTTAGGTTTCCAGATCAAGACATAGAGATTCAACCAAAAGTTGGAATGCTTGCAGTTTTTGATGGTGGATTTAAAAATATGCACGAAGTAACACTCATTACTAAAGGCGTTAGATATACCATAGGTTCTTTTTGGGATGACAGAGAAGAAGATGCATATCCTCAAGAATTGCGTGATGCCTGGGCTGAAGAAATGAAAGCAACAAGAGCAAACCAAGAAATTGAAAGAGCAGAATGGCAAGAACTTCTAAAACAAGGATGGAAATTAGATAAAGAAGGAAATAAATATAAGCCAGAGGAGGTTCTAGATGTTAATCAAATTTAGAGAACAGCTTAAAAAAAATAATTATATTTTTGAAGAAGTTACAGATGAGATTCTTTGGATTAAAGATTTTTTTACAAAAGATGACTTAAATTTTGTTTTAAGTGTAATTAATGAGGCATCTCAGCAGGACTGGGAAATAGAGTATATGTCTAATCTAAAAAATTTTTGTTTAGAAAAGTTTGGAAGAGATGATGTAGATAACCTTGTTGCAGAAGGAAAGTTTGAAATTACACAAAACTGGGTAGATAAAAATTTAAATATTTTACATCGTAATGAACAAAAAATATTTTACAAAAAATTATCTGATATGGTTGAAGCTTCAGATAGTGAACTAATGCTTAGTGGTCTTGCAACAATTCAAAGAATGCAGCAAGGAGTTGAGCTAAAAGCTCATACAGACCAGCATACTGATCCATCAATTAGATATGCCACAATTGTTTATATAAATGATGACTATGTAGATGGAGAGCTTTTCTTTCCAAACCTTGATATTTCTCTAAGACCAAAACCAGGAGACCTATTAGTTTTTCCAGGTAATGATAAGTATAATCACGGAGTAAAACACGTGGGAGAAGGACCAATTAGATATGTAATGGTTGGTTTTGTAAAAGAAAGAGGCCATTATGAAAAGAATAGGTACTAGGTAAATTAAATGAATAGAGAAATTTTAGATCCAAAAGTTTACTACTACACAGATGCAATCAAAGACTTTGATGTTTTTAAAAACACATTAAAAGATCTAGATAATTTAGAATCATCTCAAGAGTTTAATGTTAATGTTTGGGATAATTGGACATCATCTAATGATAAAACATTTATTTATGGAGAAACAAAAACATTTGATATGAATGCAATTGAAAAAATTAATGGAGAAGTAGGAGAAAAAAGCAAATATATCTATGATGCTGTTATGGATACTTTTACAAATATTTGCAAAGACTACGCATCATCTTTAGGTGATTTTGATGAGCCAAGACTTTTTCCAACTTTTAATATTAAAAAATATAATTCTGGAATGGGTATGGGTGCCCACTTTGATCAACTAGATGGAGATCAAACCTTAAGATATTCTCTTGTGATGTATTTAAATGATGACTGTGAAGGAGGAGAAATTTCTTTTCAGTTAAAAGATTATGATGGTGGTTGGACTAGTTCTGAGGGATGGGTTCGTGGAGCACCTGCTGTAGACTTAGATTATGATGTAGCAGTTGCAGATAAAGCAATTGATTTTGGAGTTAAGCCAAAAGAAAATAGTGTTATTATTTTTCCAGCTAATGCACCATATTTCCATACTGCTCACATAGTAAAATCTGGACACAAGTACATGGTTCCTGGACACTGGATTCACAATAGCATGAGCCTTAACCGTACTGAGGGAATGTAGTTGAAAACAGCTATAGTTACTGGAGCAAGTAAAGGTGTTGGTCGTGCAACTGTAAAACTACTTGCTGATAATGGATATAAGGTTATTGCAGCATCAAGAAACATTGCTAAAATGTTAGACCTTGTATCAGAAAATGTAGAAGTATATCAACTAGACGTTACAGATTCTTTTCAGATAGAAAAGTTTGCTGAAAAATATAGAGACATAACTTTAGACTTATTAGTTAATAATGCTGGTGGCGGAGCTGGTCCAACAATGATAATTAATGAAACGCCAGAAAATTTTAGAATAGCTTATGATATTAATGTAACAGGACCAATGTATATATCTCAGTTATTTGTTCCAGCTATGAAAAAATCTTTATCACCAACAATTATTTTTATTAGTTCTCTTGGTGGAAAAGTTCCATATCGTTCTGGAGGTAACTATATAAATGCTAAAAGAGGTCAGATGGCATTAGTTGATACCATGAGGTTAGAGTTTCCAGCATATAATATTAAAATTACTGAAATTTGTCCAGGTACAATTGATACACAAGAAGAAAAAAGAGATAGTGCAATTACAGCAGAAGATATGGCTGAGTGTATT